GGTTATGGCAACGGCTTGGCTGTAAATGAGCCGTAGCGACGGATTGAACAAGCTATCAGTGGGGTGCCCGGGACCAATTCCAAGCACGCTGGAGTTGGGCAAATACCCCATCGAGTAGACTGCAGTACCCTGTCTGGTGAAATTGATGTACTGCCCTTTATTCGCAGCAGCGCCGGTAAGTTTAAGTATTCCACTGTAACTTAAATCCGGCGTAACACCGGCTGGCGCAAGAGACGCACCGAGAGATGCAAGGCCAGCACTGTTGATAGAAGCGAACGTTGCATCGCCCGCAATGTTCTGAAATGCATGCGTGGTGTTGCGATGGTAAGTTGACGGATCGGTGCCACCGCCAATTATGACCCCAGCATTAGTGCCTGTGCCGTCATAATAGCCCGCGTAGTTGCCACCCCTTGTGAGTAGTGGAGTTCCAGCAAGATTTATAGCTCCCGTAAAAAACGGATTGGCAGTTGGTGCCCGCGAAGTATCAGTCGGGTGAACGTGATCGCCGCGCGAATAGGTTGTCAGAATGCCGGGTGTTACAACCCCATCCATGATCGGGTTAGCACCGCTGGGTGTAATTACAGAAACACTTGCAAGCGCCGCCGTTACAAACGCTGTGGTCGCAATCCTCGTGGTGTTATTGGGATATGTCTGCGTCTTTGCGAGCGCATCGCCGCCAGTGAAGTCTGGCGAAACAGCACGGGCAAAAACTCCAGTACCGGTCGTGCCGGTGAATGTCGGGACGCCCGCAGCAAACAGCGGCACGCCGTTGGATGCGCTTATGTTAGTTCCAAAGCCGCCACGCGCTGCCGACAGCGTCCCTGCCCATCCCGCTGTAATCGACACCGCCTGCAATAGTGAAGTATTTGGCGTACCGCCCAGCGTAAGCGTCACATTGGTGTCGTCTGTCTTGGTCAGGGACGCTGGCGTAATGGCGCTCGAGATCGGCGCATAGCGTAAGTCCGCATCCGCCCGCGTCGGCACCGACGTAGCCGCACCGACACCAAACGCTCGCTTGGCGAAGACGTCGACGCCGGTCTGCTCGACAATCCCGTTTGTGCTATCGAGCCCAGCCAGTGCGGTCAGCGTCGCGTCTTTCGGCTGTAGTGCCGAAATCTGTACGCCGCTGTCTTTTAGAACTTTACCGGACAACCCATTGAACAAAACAATGTTGTTATCAGCGGCGCTGGCCGGACCGTTGACATCGCCAGCACCAGAGCCGGGAGCGCCGGGAGCGCCTGTTGCCCCCGTTGGCCCCGCTGGTCCGGTAAGATTACCGCGAAGCGCCCACGTCCCGCTTACCAGTTCCCAGTAGTCGCCGTTGGTCGAGTTGAGATACCAGTCACCGTTAATCGCCCCAGATATCGTCCCCGGATTGCCAGAACCCGTGAACCATTTCTCACCCGGCAGGCCAGTCGCCCCCGTCGTACCTGTATTACCTGTATCGCCCTTATCGCCCTTATCGCCGGTATCGCCCTTGTCACCCTTGTCGCCCTTGTCGCCCTTGACACCTGTCGAACCGGGGAAGCCTTGGTCGCCCTGATCGCCCTTGTCACCCTTGTCACCCTTGTCGCCTTTGGGGCCTACTGCCCCCGGCGTGGACCGCGACCACTTCTCACCGTCCCACGTATAGCCGTTGTAGATCTGGCCTACAGTCGGGGAGTTTGGGAAATCAAAAGCCATGTGCTTGCCTATGCAGTCACTGTATCGGAACTGTAATGCTGAAGCCGAAGTCGTCGCCCGCCGCTAAGCCGCCCGCCCAAGGCTGGGAAGTGCCATTCCAGTACGCGATGCCGTTATGGGATAGAAAATATATCTTAAACTCACCCGACTGTATTATGGCTACACCGGCCAGCATTGCCGTCCCCCCGTCGAAACCGTAAACCGCTCCAGTGGAAAACGCCGCTGCCGTCACACCGTTTAACGGCAGCGAAGCATAGAGCGGACCACTACCACCAGAGACGCCAGTGCCAGCAAACACAAATCGATAATTGATCGTAAGCAGTTTCCCGCGTCGCGAGTAGGACCCCTGCACAAATCCAGTCGACCCGATATTCGGGTTGGTCGTATCGGCCCGTAATACAGGCGTAAAGCTAACGCTATTATGTGTAATCTGGTTCGTACCGTTGCCGGAGCTGTCGATAATCTCAACCCCGCCCGCAACGATGTTGTCGTGAATGCTGCAATAGGTTGCACCCGCGCCAAGCGTAAAAGTACCGGCAATGGCACAGTCCGAGATGATGTGTTCGACCCCGTAGACAGTCAGCGGCGCAGCACAACGATGCCCAAGGATTTTTACGCGCCCCGTCGTGGTCCCGCTGAAGTCCAGCCCGCCGGAACTCCCGCCCTCGATGGTCCACATATTGCCGTTGTTGAAACGGAACAGCATGCCGCCACCAGCCCCCGGATTGAAGAAATAGCGGTAACCCGTTGTCGTTGGCTCTGTGACAGGTCCGACAATGGCTGGATCGGTTGCGGTATGGCGGGAATAAAAACTGTTAAGTGACTTGAACTGTACACCCACACTGCCTGTCGGAAACTCCAGAGCAGGCCCCGCAGTATCAAAGATAAATGCATCGTTAATCGTTTGATAGTCGCCAGAGGCGACGACAATCCCGCGTCCGCTGTAAGTTCCGCCATTGCCGCGCAGTTGCGGCCTGATGAGCATGACGCCGTAGTTTATCGTCATCATGTCGCCGTTGAACACCTTATCGAGAAGAGCGTTCGGGTCGGAAAAACCATAACCAAATTCAACAACTACATTGGCAGGGACGTTCAACGTGGCTGTGATCGCGTGGTAGGAAACGATGGTAGCCTTCCTGTGCTTCGCCGCGCAAAAATCAAACAGCCATTGAATGGCAGTGGTCTGCACTGCGTTGGTTGAGCTGGCAACGGCACCGAACATCAGCTCGTTCGGGGATGTCTCAGCCAGCTCCCACCATGCACCGTCGGCCGACTGGAACTTACCATTATGTGAAGGAGGCGATCCCACCTTGGCGTACAAGGCAGCGCCGCCGTCACCGGCAACCATGTAACCGCCTGTGCGAAGCATTTTTTGCGCGGCTGGGACTACCGCCGCCGACGCAAGTAAAGCACTCTCATAATCGATAGTGGTACCTGTTCCCGGAGGGCCCGGCAAGCCCGGAGCACCCGGCGGGCCCGGAACATTATTTACCGAAACCCACTGCGCCGACGAACCATCGTCGTACCAGATGTACAGAATGAGTGTACTTTCCTCCAGCCAGAAATCACCTTCCGAAGGAGAAGAAGGCGGATCTTCCGATATAGTGACGTTGCTCCCGCCTCCACCTATCAAGTCCAGAAAATCTGCACCAAGCGGGACAAGCCCCACAATTGGCGGCTTGGAAAAATTAATGCGCGATGAACTACCAAAATTATTATAGAGCACGGTAGCGCGCGTAAGCGCGCCCGACAGATATACGCCGCTACCAATTTCCCACTCCGAGAGATCCTTGTTCTCGGCACGGTAGTGGTACGTGGCACCCTCAATGGCGTGCGCCTGAAAAGGCGTCATGAACCCCTGCACGGGGGCGGCCACGATAAAACTTCCAGTCCCGTTCTGCGTCGCCTGAAAGATTACGCCGTCGATAAAGTTAGCCATCTATAACCCTGCCTGCGCCCTACCCAAATTTATTGCGGCTGGACATAGCCCCGCAAGGAGCTCTTCTGCGAGCCGCCCATCATCCTCGGAAACGCCCACGCCTGCCGCCGCCAGCTATGTCCGTGCATTACGTCGATACGGGCCTGCGCCTTACCCGAGTTGAATTTTCTCATGTGGAACACGCTCATCTGCGCGTTCGTAAAAGGTTTACTGGGCTGGCTCATCATCCTGCCCAGCAGCCCATCAAGAAGCGTGTTGCGATATTTGGCCAGCACCCACGCCGGGAAACTCACATACCCATCTTTCTGGGTGGGGTCCTGCACAGTTAGCGCCACGGTTACCCGCAAGGTAACGTTCGAGGACGGTTGCGTGTACAGCATCAGCTCGCCCGGGATCTGCATCGAAGATCCCACAGCGGCACCACGAAGCGTGCTAGGGCTTTCGGGCACGCCGAACACCCACATCAGCTTGTCGATCACGGAAGGAGAACTCGGAACCGCATAATAGATGGTCCCTGCGGGGTCGTTCCCCGGGACAGAGATATCAATATCCTCCATCCACGCATTGGTGTCCTTGAAGAATTCATCCAGCATGGAGAACATCTCCAGCTGCAGCGCGTCGTCGGTCGCGCCCGGCAGCCGCACGCGGGCGTTATTCATGAAGCGCTCAATGTCCTCCCTGCAAGCCATGCTCCATCTCCCTACGTGGCCGTGGATAACTTGGTAGCAAACAGCCCCAGAAATGCGGCGGCGCGCTGGTCCTGCAGACCCTCGTCGTCGCGCACCTGCGCCTGTCCGCACATGAAGTAGATGATCGGCAGCCGATACATCGGGTTCCACGGCACTGGCGTGGTATCGACGGCGGTGAAAAAGGGGATGCCTGTGACGGTGAGGAAGAGATCCGGCCGCAGCTTCTTGGCTTCCGGAAAGGCCATGTTCAGGGCCATCAGGAGATCGGCGTCGGGGTATCTATAAGGCGAGTTGACTTGGTCTTGAAGCAGCACTCGCGCGTAATTCACATAATCGGCGACTGTGTCCAGCGCGGCCATGACCCATCCTCCAAGCGCGTGTAAACGGCAGACAGGGGCAGCATACAGATGCCGCCCCCGCCAGCCAAATACCTCGCTGCTTTAAGCGGCGGCGTCCTTGACCACGATGGCTTCGGCCAGTGCCGTCGCATCGATGACCTGTGAGCCATAGACCTGAAGCCCGCGCATGAGCTGACCAAAAGTCATCTCGGAGCGAAGCGTCTCCATGTTGGTCATCTGCGAAGCGAACGTGAAGCCATGCTGGTGTCCCGCATAGACCACGTACTCGTTTGCCGCCAGACCCGTGATGGCTCCCTTCGGAAGCAAGTTCGAAGTGTAGATCGTAAAGCGATCAATCATGCCCAGACGGCCGTTGCGGAGGATAGAAACCGCATCGCCGCTCAAGTAAGCCTGACGCAGATCGCTTCGCTTGATGAGTGTCGCCACCCATGTCGGGACAACAATCCAGCGCCCCGTCTCCGGGATGTTCTGCTCGTCGAGCGCCTGACCCAGACGAAGGATCATGTTAAGGACATCGACTTGGCCACCGGTCGCGCCAGTGGCTACCAACGAAAGCGGGGCAGTGGTCTTGCCGAGATTGATGCTCGCCGAAATCGCACCGGCCGTAACGCCCCGGTTGGTGGTTGCCGTGGCTTGCCCAAGGAGGCTAAGAAGCACAGCCCTGTCGATCACGATCTTCATCTGCTCCGCAGCGTCATCGGACCACATCGACATGAGATTGATGTCGCTCTGGATACGCATGACGTCGTCGAGGATCGTATTGAAATACTGCCCCTGATCGATATTGAGCACGATCTTCGCACCAACGGGGCGCTCGACTTGAAGGTTGCCGTCGGCCATGTACGGGCGGATCGTGATCGTCGGCTTGGTGCGGATATGCACTTTGTCGCCGTGACCCTTGATCTCGCCTTCGTAGTCAGTGTTGCTGATCGCCGCCAAAACCGTGGAGGCGTAGAACTTCTCAATGAGCTTGCCGCTCCAGATCTCGGGGATGTAACCCTGAGCGGAGAAAGTGTTGGAAACCGAACCGACCGGATATAGCGGAGGTGTCGTGCCAGAGGTTGCTACCGGGAATGCCATCGCGTGCGCCCTTCATACAGGGCGCTTCCCCTCTTTCATGGAAGTGGCCGCCCTTGAGGTTAAGTGTCGCGGACGACCCGGCCCTCGCGCATAGCCTCCTCAAGCTCCCTCTCGTACTGGGCGAACTCCTGCTCGCGCCCGTCATAGAGGCCCTTACGCTTGGCGGCGTACAACGCGTTGATATCGGACGTCCTGATGATGGGCTTATCAGCGGGGGGCGTGACGCTCGCCGCAGTTCTGGCTCTGCCCGGGGCCGCAAGCTGTTGCAAAGTCGGTTTCGAGGGAGAGTTTCTCTCCGTCGGTACTGGAGTTTGCGACGCTTCTGCGGGGGCCGTGGCAGCCAATTCAGAAACAAAGCCGTTGAAGAAGGCAAGCACGCGAGAAGTTTCGTTCTTGTCGTATGCCGCCTGCAATAGTGACTTACGTGTAACACCGCTAAAAGGATCTGGCAACGCCAGCCACGAGTGAAATTCGGGCGCGACGTTGATTTCTTTCCACTCCGGAATTTGCTCACCCAGCGTGTTCAGCATGCTTTGTCTTGTGCTGCGCGTGATCGTCGCCGTGGTGTTGCCGACTTGGTTACGTAGCTGCTCGATCTCGGCCTGCAGGGGAGAAGCCACCTCCTTGGCGGCACGCCGGATAACATCGATCATCTCGGGCCCGAAGTCTTCTTCTTCCTGCGAAGTGATCAGCTTCGCTTGTGAGGCCGCTTGGGGAGGAGCTTGCTGCTGGCGGCTACCCTCCAGTAACTGCTCGAGCGCGCCGATGCGATCCGCCAGCTCCTTGTTCTGCTTATGGAGCGGGGCATTGCGCCCGAGCTGCGCTTCGTACTTGGACTTCCAGCTCTCGTCATTGTCGTCAGCAGGAAGTTGCTTCTCGGTACGCTGTTGAGGAGGAGCTTCTTTCTTCTCATCTCGCTGCTGCTGGGCAGGAGGCGTAAAGGGGGTGACAGTGGTCCCGGTTACCCCGTCAGGTAACCTCTGGGGTGGATCGCCCTCCACTATTTGCACAAGCTCCTTCTCGCGTGGCGTCTGGATCTGCGGCGGCGCGTGTATATCGGGCGTCGTGGACTGCAACTCCGGATACGCTGCTTTTTGGGCTGCGTCAGCAGCGGCAGCGGCGCGGCGTACTGCTTCCGGCACTGCAACATCCGGATCAATCGGAATAGTGTTACCCTTGGGCATGCGCGAAATAGCCATGCGTCTTATCCTCTTGTTTGTGCTTTACGCTGCTTATCGTCGAGCTCGGCGGCGCGCTTGATGGCGTCCCCGAACAAATCAAATATCTCCACCCAGACCTGTGCACGGCCCTGCGCCACCGACACCCTGTCGCCGGGCGCGTTCATGCAGTCGACCATCGCCTTTTCAGCCATGACGCTGATCGCCCCAATCATCTCTTCCCAAAATTTGGGCGCGGAGCGGGCAAGGTGCGCGGCAGCAATGGATAGCTGGTCCTTGGGCTGGATCGGAGATGTCATATCTTTTTGGTCGCGATGCTTTCCGCACCAATGATGTTATCGCCGGTCTGGATAATATCCGGGCTCGCGCTTGCGATACCGGGCCCCGCCTTCGAGTAGTCGTTAATAGTTCTTCGCTCCGGGTCGCCGCCAGAGATCTTGTTCAGGGCGTGACGGTTCGGCAAGAGCTCCAGCCGGGAGCCCTTCTCGGTGTGCACGACCACCTTCCCCCGCTTAGCCATCAGCTCACTCTCTAACTCTCTTCGGCCAGTCCCGTCATCCCGAACGGCGAAGCGCCCATCTCGATGGACGCATCCTTGGGCTTCTTGGCGTAATCTTTCTTACTGCTCTGGCTGAGCGCCATCAGCGGGGACGGCGGCTTCTTGCCCCCCTCCTCCATGGATACCTGCTTGCCGCCGCCAGATCTCGCCAGCGGCCTCATCGTCTTGGCCATGGGCTACCTCTTACTTCTTTTTGGCGAACGGCGAAGGCTTGTTGCCCCGGGGCGTGTCCCCGCTCTGGCCGCCCTTCTTGGGCGGGCTCTTGCCGTAGCCTCGCTTGGAGACATCGTCGCGGGTGTTGGCCTTTAGGCCGCCCGCGCCGGGCTTCATCTTCGGTGTGTTCTTGGGGCCAGCCGCCATCTCAGCGACCGCCCGTTGCGACACGCCCGGCCGGGGACGGCTTGGACCCTTTTTGATTGCCGACTTTTCCCGACGGGCCAGCCTTGGCCCACTTGCCGCCACCCTTGGTGTTGCCCGGGATGGAGACCCTTCCCGATACAGCAGGAGTAGCGCCACCCTGCTTGCCCACTTTGCCCGACGGGCCACCGGTAACGGGGGTCATCTTGCCGCTCTTGATCACTTTGCCTGAAGCCATGTTCTTCTCCTCTTTCCCTTTACTGTGGACCGCCCGCTATGTTGGTCCTTGGGCCTTGGTCGTTGGTGACGTTGCCGCCGCGCGGGGCTTGGTTACCCTGTGCCTGCCCGGCTGCCTGCGCCATCTGGGCTTGCTGGGCGGCAGCCTGCTTCTGCTTGATCACATCGTCGGGCGGCACGATCTGCGCCCCGGGCATGCCAATGCCCTCGGAGACACTCCTGAGAACTTGCGCGCGACCCTCGGGCCCCATGATGGCCATGTCGATGGGGTTGGCAGTGATCTGCATGAACTCCAGCTGGCGTGCTCTTTGTGTTTCGCGCTGGATAGCGACCGTGACACCCAGCACCCGGACCTTCTCATTCCCGGTCAGCATGCCTGACTGGTCGGTGAGCATGATCATATCGTAGAGCCCGCTCAGCGCCGGGTCGATGACGTCCCGGTCGATGTTCGCGGCAACCGTCTGAAGTACCTTCGAAGCATTAGCCATAAGCATGGCCAGACCAGAACTCGTACGGCCAGCGCCGCCAGCGGATTGCCCCGAGAGGTAGCGCGGGATCGCGCTAGCGTCGTCGGCGAGACCGTTGAACTTCTCCAGTGCAAGCAGTAGCTCCCTGACGTTCGACGCGGGCTGGAAGAAAGATATTGGCACTTGCTGGTTGTTGCCCATGGGGTCGCCGACATAGTGCCAGCGCTTCCACGGATAGAGATCCTCGGCGTCCTCGCTGGACGCGAGACGCTCATCGTTGATCATTACTTGAGGACCGCTCGCGATGGAGAGGTTGTTGATCAGCGCCCTGAGCACGCTGTTCGAGCTTTCTTGCAGGTCCGAAATGATATCGGAGAGACCGTTCCCAAGGGGCGTACCCGGGACCTTCTCGAACGACGTTATGTAGTAAGGGTGCCGCTTCCGGGGGCTCGGGGAGAACTGCACTTTGATAATATGCGATCCGATCAGCCATGCCTGCACCATGTAATCCCGCAAGGGGTCGGGGATCAGCGCGGCGTTCATGCCCTGTTCCAGCAACATTCTTCCCTGAACGTTGCCGTTGAACTCCAGACAGTTGATCATGCCCGAACGATTAAGGATCGGGTTCTCCCGGTTCTCCTGATTGGCACGCTCACTATCAGTGCTGTCCCAGTCGTCGGCCAGACCCCCGCGCCCGTACTCATCAAGGACTGCGTAGATCTCGTCTTTGTTGTAGCCCGGCAAGTCGATGATATCGTTGAGATCCGCCCGACTAAGTCTTTGCTTCTCGATGGTGTTGGCGTTCTCGATGTCGGAGACCCCGGGCGTCCACCAGATGTCAAAGGGGGATACTCGCTCCCAGAACATCCGTGGCAGCGGCCGCGAGACCGCCGCTCCCGAACTCCAGTCCACCGTCGGCACCACCCGCACGACGGGGCCTTTTAAGCATGCGAACGGAAATATGGGGATGTCGACGATGAACTCGGCCATCGCCTTGTAGAAGTTGCCTTCGATCAGGAATTCGTCGATCTTCTCTTCGGCGAGCTTGGCTTGGTCTCTGGCTTTTTTCTTGGCGGCCTGCCTTGCTGCGCCCATCAGCTGGGTAAGCCTGTCCCTGACGGCGGCGGGATCGGGCGGCTGGCCTCCCTGCGCGATGGTATGCACCTCGGTGGCAAGCAACTGCGATATCGAGGCCATGATCTCGGGCGGGACTTCCGGATCGGGCCCGGGGTCGAGCCCCCACGGGCGGTCGCTCTGCAGGTAGACGTCGCGGAGAAGGGAAGAGGCCCCACGGCATTTTGAGGCCGTGAGGCGCTGGTAGATCTGCGACCCGCCGAATTTCTGTATCTCCTGCAGCTTGCCCGCGTCGTACTGGCCATTGAAGGCACGCAGAGCTGACAACAATCTCTCGCTCCAGCCACCCGAGTTGTTGTTGCGGTGGTTACGCATCATCTCGTACTGGTTACGGATGAAGCTGGCCAGATTAGTCATCGAGAGCTGCGAAGAGGCCAATTTAGCGGCGTCCTCGGCAGCGACGCGCTCACGTGTGGCGCTGGCGTCGATCCTGTCCAGCGCGCCCGGGGCTACGACGCGCAGCACGCCCTGATATCCAGTTGCGGAAGGTTGTGATAGACCGGCGACCATGGGCAGCCTTGCTTGTCGCGCCGTAGCCCGCTTGGGCGAAGGCGGATACTCGATATAGGTCCGATATGCAGACAACAGAACTACCCGTAGATGGCCCCGCTGTCTATGACGAGATGCGGATTATCCGGCTGGCCCGGGAGATCGCCCGGCAGCAGCGCGACCTTGGGGACATCCTAAACGCCCATGGGGTGTCCAAGGGCGAGTTCGAGCGCCTGCGCAAGCAGCCCTATTTCACCAACATCCTGACGTCCGAGCTGTCGGCATGGGAAGCCGCCGACAATGTCGATGCGAGGGTCAAGCTGAAGAGCGCGGCCCTGATCGAAGAATGGCTCCCCGAACTCTACTACGCCATGTCGGACCGGAAAGAGAGCCTCCACGCACGCGTCAAGGCGGGCGAGCTAGCGGCCAAGCTGGCGGGGCTGGGGATCAGCGACATGCGGGTGGAGGGGGCGGCAGCGGACAGGGTGCAAATTACCATCAACATGGGTGCCGACAAAAAAGTCGAAGTCAACAAGTCGCTCGTTCTGGAGCACGAAGAGAATATCTTCTCGCAGGCCCCACCAAGTGTACTGGTCGGCATACAGGACGATGCACTGCAAACGGATATGCATAAGATAGAGGATATATCTCCCCCTATACAACGCAACACACGCATCAAGGAAGAATTTTTCCAGCTTAACAATGTTACGAAAGCGATAGGGTAGCATGCTCTCGAAAATTGCTTTTAGTGCATCACCCACCATCGCCGAATTCATGCGCTCTGCAGCCTTCGGTAGAGTGCTCGCAGGACCCGTCGGCAGCGGCAAAACCACGGGTTGTATCTACGAATTGCTTCGTAGATGCATCGAGCAGGAGAAGGGCGCGGACGGTTTTAGATACACGCGCTGGGCCATTGTACGGCAGACGCTGAAGCAATTAGTGGACACTGTTCTCAAGGACATCGAGGACAAGCTGCACGCAGTGATGCGCTATAAAGTGCAGGATAAAACAGTAGTGGTGGAGTTTGGCGATGTGCGTAGTGAGTGGCTCCTACTCCCTCTGGAAGACGCAGAGGATCAGCGTCGGCTGTTGTCCATGCAGCTCACAGGCGCATGGATGTCAGAGGGTATCGAAATGGACGTCAATCTGGTATCCGGCATCAGCGCACGCTGCGGGCGCTACCCTTCGGGGGATCGCGGCACACCCACTTGGTTTGGCGTCATCTGCGACACCAACATGCCCTCCGAAGGCAGCGAGTGGCACAAGTTCATGACGGATGCCCTGCCAAAAGACTGGGAGATTTTCATCCAGCCCGGCGGATTGGAAGAGCACGCCGAGAACCTGCAGTGGCTCACTCAAACTGCAGAGACGATAAAGCTGCCGGAAGATGACCCCAAAAGAATAGCTCAGGGGAGGCTCTATTATGAGCGGGCGACAAGGACGAACAACGCCGACTGGGTCAAAAGATATGTCCATGCGCAGTTCGGCAACGACCCCAGCGGCACAGCTGTATTTCGTGAGAGCTTCAAGTCCGACTTCCATGTACGAGAGGGACTTATGCCGCATAATTTCGGCCCCCTTCTGCTGGGACAGGACTTCGGACGAGACCCCTGTTCGCTGTTATGTCAGGTGGATAGCAGGGGGAGATTACTAGTTCTGGAGGAGATCGTAGTCAGTGATATCGGGCTCGAGCAGCACTTACGCAAGAACGTCAAGCCTCTTTTGATGGGTGAGCGATATTTTGGGATACCCCTCGTGGTCATTGGCGATCCCAGCGGCACTTCCAAGAGCACCATCTACGAGGAGAGCACGTTCGACGTATTAAAGAAGGAAGGCTTTACGGCAGTGCCAGCCCCCACCAACGATCTCGAACCCAGAATAAGAGCTGTAGAGAGCTTGTTATTAAAGCAGATCGACGGCGGTGGAATGATCTTGTTCGACAAGCAGAGATGCCCGCTCACGATAAGGGCGATGGCGGGCGACTATCGCTACGCCAAAACACGCATGGGAATAAGAAAACCGCTCCCCGACAAGAACGATGCTTCGCACATCATGGATGCACTCCAGTATGTGTGCTTGGTATCCTCCAACAGGATGAACGAGCAGCTCGGGAGATTTCTGCGGCAGGGCAGGGACAGATCTTCTCGGCCGCGCGTTACTGCTGCTGGGTGGACTTAATGCTTGCCGCGCCGTAGCCCGTAGGGCGTAGGCGGGTTCCACGTGAAATAAAAAAGCCGGTTACCCTTGCAGGTAACCGGCTCTCTCGTCGTTCACCCTAGGAAGGCGTTTCACCGGGTGTAGCGACGAAGTTCTATATATCAAGGAGTAGGATTGGGCTGCTGACCGGGATTACCCGGGGGCACGTATCCCGGCTGGCCCGGTTGCGGCTGGGGCTGGCGCATCTGCTCTTCATTATGTTGGCGCTGCTGACGCTCGCGCTCTTCCTGCTCACGCTGCGCTTGTTCGCGCTGACGCTGCTCGTTATTCCCGCTGTCCCTTTGTTTGTCTCTCTTGTCGGCGTCTTTGTCTGCGCTGCTCACGCTGCGCCTCGCGCCCCCTTGCGAAGGGTTTTGCGGATGCCACGCCTCATTGGAGCTCTTGAGAACGTCTGCATCGGCAGGCTCTTCCACTGTGCCCGACGGAGCATAGTTGGCGAAGATCACGTTCCACAACGTGCCGTCACCACTGCGCTGGAGCTGCCACTCGTAGCCCACGAACTCCATGTCGGCAGGGATGCCGTCGACGCCACGCGAGGACTTGAGAGCGTCGGCATGGCACTCGGTGATGGCTGTATCGAATGCATCGGGCTGCATCTCGCTGTCGCGCCACATGCGCTGGGTCTGGTAGTTGCCCGGCGTATGCACGTAGTTGTCCGGCATATTGGTCTCGCTGGAAATCAGCTGCGGCGTGGGCCCGACAAAGGGGGCACCGGCATAAGTGGGATCTGTGCCTAGTTGCGGCTCGGGCGTGCCCGGGAATTCGGGGCGTTGATTTTTGGGGCGCTTCTCGAGAAATCTTTTTGGCACGCGTTCGCGTGTGCTGTCGCTCTTGATGGCCATGGGTAGCTCCTTTGCTTCTTGAGAGAGCTCCGGCCCTATGCCGGGGCTGTGGGGTAAACTTTTAGGGGAGCTTATGTTCCGGGGAGGGGTAAGCCTCGACCCGGCGACCTAACATCTGAGATGTTACGGTCGCCGGGGACTGAAGTCAAATCTCAGGAGGACGGGCCACCGTCCGCGTCGTGGTCGAAGTCGTTGTCAATGCCAGAGGCATCCAACGCCTTGTCGGCCGCGTCGTACTCTTCCTCATTGGAGGCGTAGTCTCGGGCGAGGCTGTAATTCCCTGCCTCCATGTGCGTATCGTAGAAGGCTTTGTTGCCTCTAGGCCATGTGGCGGGCCCTACGGGGCCAAAGCCGGAAACGGCAGGTGGTACGAAGACAGGCACGGACTTACTCTCCTGCAGCTCCTGCCACGCTTTGTAGGCGGCAAACTTCTCAGGCGGCACCTTCAAAGTCTTTCTAAACTCCAGATTGACTTGGCGAGCCTCCTCGTCGGTCAACGGGATAACCGGTGCGGGAGGCTCGGGCTCCTTTATATGTTTACCGTTAGGCACAGGTAGTGAAGTTGGCCTAAGAGAGGCTGCGCCTATATAAACAGTCTCAACTGTATTTACGGAGTGGCCGCAGGATTTACAAATACGAGTACGCATAAGCATATCTAGTAAGTGCATGGTCTGAGTGACCTTTGTCTTACCTTCACATTGGACGCATCTAGATACATCTTTCACTATGTGTCTCCATGTATAGGTCTGTAGTAGCGGGCTGCTACATACTTCTATATTACCACACATTACAACACAAATATGTTAGTAGATATGTGGGCTAAGTCAAGGGGCTAATTTCGTATATGTGTAGTAATATGGATTTTTATATTTTTTTGTGTTTAGATACATCCAATGGTAGGATTTTTTATGTTGAGTTCCATGCGCTGGACGCGGGGCGATTTTTAATTTTTTGGAGATTTGGGGGTCCGGTACGTGGTTCAGGGGCCCCATAAAGCAAGGCCAGCCGGTGCCACCCCAAGTCCACTTGGGGGGCTGGGTTACCCAGCGGGGTAACCCCAAAATTCCCCACACCTGTATTGAGAGATAGCTACGGACACGCAAAAGCGGACGGCATGAACGCTCTCACGGCTAGGGTAACGCACTCTTATAATTGCCGCCCTAGGTTCGTCTGGTGCTGACAACGCCAGATTACCGAGACGCCTATCCTCGAGGGGTAGCTGCGTCGACATGGTTACCTGCGGGGTAACTGTGGCCCAAATCCGGAACTAGGAACCGGGCGGGATCAAAGCTGCGGCTAGCGAGGATGTTAATGCCCTCGCGTGTGTTACGAACCCTGCCAAGTGCATGATGTATCAGCGGAAAGCCTCTTGAACTAGATACTGTCACCGCGCCACCGGGTTCATCGGAAAGCAGCTGCCGACGATTGTATACGTGAACGCTGCATCACCCACTAACAACTTGATATGATTACATGATCCGACCACAAGCACCAAGCCGCCCTACGGGTTCGCGGCTAATCGTGCTTGTGGTCCAATGATGTAACCTATGGAGGTAACCATGGCATCTGGAGCTAACACTTGGTGTAAGAAACTAATGGCTAAAGGCAAGCGCAACGCGGTCGCCGCGTCGCGTGGAACGTTCAAGCAGCGCTCGCTCGCCAGCACTCTCGATGCTGGCTTCAACGAGCCGTCTAAGCCCAAGAAGCCTCTCTTGATCGAGAAGGTTGGCGCGCATTACAAGCCGGGAAAACTTCGTGGCGGCTCTGGCTGCAAGCTCAATCCAGCCATCCGTGAAGAGATCGCGAGGCGTCGTGCGCTGCGCGAAGCGTTCCTCGCCGGGGCCTAACGGCAGTGAGACAGAGCCTAAGCCTATGCTCTAATGTTATATCTATTAATTCTAATTCTAATTCTAATAATAGAACAACACTGCAAATGGCCCTCACGAGGCGAGTGTGGTTTGCGGTCTTAGTGTTAGGGGACCGTGTAGGCTTATCCCCCTGATGTCATTAGAATTAGCATTGCAACCGGCCAAGCCATTGATATAACTAAGCTACTTAATTCTTAGTACCCTGTTAGAATTATAAAGAATAAGCAACTCAACCTATGAGGGCATAATGGAACTCGTCCAGCTGCAAGGCTGCCTGTCCTGCCTGACGCGTATCGGCGACAAGGTTCAAGTATGGTCCACCACAATGCGTGCCACTAAGATGCGCACTGCCGTTCAAGCCATGGCCGACCGTGCTGGCTGGCTTGTTGCCATCAAAATCATTGGCCCAGGCCTGATCGAAGTCAGACGCAAGCGCCGCCCCAGAGGCACGCGCTACATGAAGATGCCAACCTATGATCCACGCAACCCGCGCAAGCGCATCCTGCGCCCGCGCATTACCCAGTGAGGTAACACTATGATCACTCTCGTTTGGATTGGCTCCTTTGGCCGCGAGCATAGCAAGCTGCTGCCCATCAAGGATGCTGAAGAAATCCTTGCCATCCTGAGCCAGCACAACATCGCTGCATGGTTGGCACGGCCATGATCCGCTATCGCAAAGTCGGAGGGCTTCGCTTCCTCCGTATCGGCCGCCTGCAATTATCCTTTTGTGTGTGCCGCGCTATCACGCGCGCCCCCCTCTGACCC